TTCTGCGCCCACGACAGCGCCGCCGCCTGCTTGTCAGCAGTAGTCGGAGACTTCGCCAGATGCTCCTCAAGTCTCTTCTGCTTGGGGATCTTGTTCCCCTGAGCGTCGAGCTTGGGGTTGCCCTGCTCGTCCAGTTCCCATTCACTCTCATTCGGATTGGGCGGTGGTCCCGGCATGGTTACCCTCCAAGGGAGGCAAGCTGATCCTTGGCCTTCCCGAACTTGGCATTCGGCGTAGGCAGTTCAGCGGACTCTTCCTTCATGCACTTGGCGCATCCCTTGCCGCCGCACTTGGGGCACTTCTTGGAAACCTTGCTGGCGATCTTGTCGGCAGCCTTCTTCTTCTTCAGGAATGCGGGAAACGGCATGTTAACCTCCCAGCCCTTTAAGCTGATCTTTCGCCTTGTATTCGGACTTGCCGCCCTGTGCGGCTTCCTTCTCGGACAGCATGATTGCAATAGCCTGCTTACGGCTCTTGACCTTCGGACCCTTCTTCGATCCGGAGTGTAGCTTACCACCCTTGAACTTGTGCATCACTTTATCCCAAGGCATCACTGACCTCCCAGTGAAGCGACGTAAGCAGACAACTCGTCAGGAGTCATCTTACTGACATCGGCAGTTTTGTTCTTCCAGCTACCATACGTCGGGTCATGTTGCTCACCCCCGACAGTTTGGTCACTGCCCCCAGACTCAAGTGCAGTAGCCTGCTCACCAGAGGAGCCGCGCCCCTCAGCCCACCTCTGCGCAGCCTCAGCCTCGGGCTCACTCTTCCTAGCAAAGCGAATCCCAAGATCGAGCATGGCTCCCATCAGTGCCTTGGGCAGATGCTCGATCCACGGCGTCTCAAGGTTGGGACTGCCGTAGGGATCCCACTGCCCAACAGTGTCAGAAGCAGTCTGGGCAGCAGTTCGCTGTGCCTTAGAGTAGGGGTTACCATGAGGGATCCGAGTAGGCTTGGTAACGAAGTCGGAGTCAAGCGGAACGGACGGAGCGGGCCTGCCCATCACCGGCTTCTTCAACGGGCCGGGAGCAGTAGGGATCTGGGCCTTCTTCCCCAAGATGTTCTCAATGCGCTTGGGATAGGAGGGGTGCATTCCGAACCAGTCCTCAAGCACCTGTTCTCCAGTGCGGGCGATCCTCGGGCCGACCCCCCGTGTTGCTTCCAGCGCCTTGGCCTGAGCGGACGCAGATCTTGCTGGCGTGGGGATGAGTGCAGTAGCAGCCTGCACCAATGCCCCTGCCTTCGTATCGGGGATCAGCCCACTGACGTAGTTGCCGAGTGGAACGTTACGGTCAACCCAGTCCTTGAGAGGAGCAGTCGGCAACTCCTGTGGGTTGACAGACTCAGGCCCAACCCCAAGACGGTAAGCCTCCTTGATCGACTCCCATAGGGAGGGATCGTAGGTGCTAATCGTTTCCGCTGGGGCACCCATGGTTATCTGCCCTGTTCCATGGGATTGCCCCCGGGCGGCTGAGCCGGGGAGGGAGGAGCGGGTGGCTGCTGCGGTCCACCCGCCCCCGGGGAGGGAGGAGGAGGCATGGCTCCGGGCTGACCGGGGGTGGACCCCGGCGCAACAGAAGGCTGGCCCAAGAGACGGTAGGCTTCGACCACCGCACGGAACTTCAAGAAGTTGTCCACCTCGGCGGCGAATTCCATCGGGTTCTGCATCCGCTTGACTGCAGCATCCGTGATCTCAGCGTTCAGCCCACCGTGCTGCTTGATCATGCTTTGCCACACCATGTAGATGCGGGTCTCAAGCTGGCGCGGAATGAACACAGGAGCGGGCGGCTCCTGCGGCGGCATAGGCGGCGGTCCCTGCGGGATCGGAGCCCCTGCGTTCTTCATCATCTCCAACGTCTGCATCTGCTGCTGATAACCAACGAGCGCCTGCTGGTGAGCGATCTTCAGCTTAGCGTACTGCTCGTTGGCAACCTCGGGGGGCGGCTCGCCTCCATAGGTCTGACGGACCATGGCGTCCTGCTGATCCATCATCATCAGATCCTCTTCCCACCCTGCGATCTTCAGCAGGATAGCGGGCCAGAGGCAGTGGTCGGAAATGGTTTTGCCCTCGTCCTGAAGCAGCATGGTGCCCAGAACTTGGAACCGGATCGAAGGATTGTCGATGGACTGATCGACAACGGGGATCTTGGCTTCGTCAACGAAGTCAGCCCAGATCCGCTTGGCGTGGTCGATCTGCAGGGAGGTGTCCTCGTTGACATCGGTCGGCAGGCCCCGCAGTTCAAGGAGCTTCTTCTTAGCCAGCGGGCTGTCCAGAACGTAGAGCCCGTCAACCATGGCCTCGCGTGCGGCCTCTCTCATGACGATGCTTCTGTCGATGTAAGCCTGCTTCTCAACGATGACCTTGGTCTGGCCCTTGATGTGGTCCCGGGTGTACTGCTTCAACTCCCACGATCCATCGGGAGTCTCTGCTTCGTAGTAGTCGGTATCAACGCGCAGCACCCAGAGCAGTTGGAGTTGATGCTCCCAAACCTTCTGGATGCTGCTAGTGATCTCACGCTCGCGGGTGCCCCGGCGGCGCTCCGCCTGCTCACCGAGAATCTGCAGCCCGCTGGTAGTAGTGACGTTGCGAGGAGCCTCTCCGATTTCAATGTCTGCGGGACCAATGATCTTGGTCATGTCCTGCAGCACGCCCTGTCGCTCCTGATAGACCCCGGAGGGCATGAGGATGGAGCCGAACACTTCCGGCTTCGCGGAAGGGTTGAGAGCGGAGAGGTTGTAGGTGAACAGCTTTGCGGAACCGTAACCGCTACGGGACTCTGGCCCCTGAAGATCAGCGTCCTCGGGGACGATTAGGTTCGGAGAGCCCATGCGCTCGCGGGCTTCGATGACCTGAGCGTCGATCCCGTTGATGCGGTTCTGCGGAGAGATGAGATCGTCCACAAGGGACTTCCCCCAGAACTCGCCCTCGCGGGGCTTCCATACGGCAGAGGCAAAACAGACCTTGGGAACGCAGGCTGTCTTGCCGTCAGCGCCGGTTACTTCTTTGATAAGGTCGCCATTCTCGACAACGAGGTTCTGCGTCTTGCCGATGATGACGATGGCGCGTCCCTTGGGGAACCGATAGGTCGGCTCCTGATACATCTCGTAGACACGAACGTGCTGGTCGAGGACTCCCGCGTCGAGGCCCACATCGTAGCGCCCCATGTAGTCCCACTCGCCAAGGATCGGATGATCGCGCAGAAGCTCGACAGGATCCTCGGGTTCGATCTGGTCAGCGTACTCCGGATAGTGTTCCTCGACCCAATCGAGGGAACGAATCTTGGAGACGCCGTGCATCTTGACAGACTGCGAGGTGTGGAAGATCCCGCAGTTCTGCGGGTAATACTCGAAAGGGGTGAGGACTTCGATGGCCGTGTTTCCTTTAGGGACGTTGCGCCCCAGCGGACGGCCAAACATATCCGTTTGATGGGAGGTCTCCTCGTCCAGTTCAAGCGGCCCGATATCGGTACTGCCGCAGTTGGGGCAGTTGCCGAGTTCAACGGTGTCCGGCGTCTCCTCGAAATCCGCGTAGTCCTTGCCCTCGGCCCAATGCTCAGGCAGTCCAGCCGGGACTTCCTTGGATGCGAACATGCGGTGGCACTGGTTGCAGACGGCAGCTTCCTGCTCCGAGACCCATGAGGTTTCGTAGAAGGACTCATCCCAGTAGGACTTCAGGATCGAAGTCCCCATCGTGATCATGTTGCGAATGTGTCGGTCGCGGAGATCGTCCCACCCCAGCTTCTTCAGCCTGTCGGAGAGGACTTCGTTGGCAACCTTGGCCGCAGCCTCCATACGGGGATCCCGTGAGAAGGTGGGGATCTTGGGCTGCCACTGCCGCTTGGCGAGAGTGGCGAACTCAACGTCGATGGCGGGGGCTACATGGTTGGTGACGGGGCGGGGCATGTCAACGCCCGCCGACCCCTGCTGCTCGCGGAAGTGGTAACCGCGCCCGCCCTCGCCCGCGCTAAGCTGCGTATCGAGTTCGATCCACTGCCGACCAAGGTCGTAGAAGATCGCCCGAACGATGCGCTGCATCTGGCGGATGCGGTAGGTGTTGTACTCAGCGAAGTGGTGATTGCGGAAATCAATCGCCCCCTCTTCCCCATCCTCGATCTTAGGGAACCGAGTCTTGGGGGTCATCCCCTGAGTTGTAGCCATCAGTTCGCCTCTGCGTCAGGCTCTGCCTCATCCATGTCGCGGGGATGCGGGGGGCGCTGGTTAGGTTCGTGCCCGGGGAAGTTGATTCGTGAAACAACCGGGGGCTTATGAACAACCGCCTGCCGAGGGTTCAGTTCCCTATGCACAGCAGGATTGGAAAGAGCGATGATCCTATCGATGAGGGTCTTACGTTCGGAAGCGAATGCGGCTTGCTGACTCTCCAACATGCGGCGCAGATCGTTAAGCTCCGCAGTCAACACAGAAATCATGCGGGCATCGTTCCCGAACATATTACCTCCCCGTTAAGTGTCAGGCCGAACTGGTCCGGAGTCAAATGGTTGCGGGGGTGGGAATTGAACCCACGACATGTTGGGTATGGGCCAACCGCTCTACCACTGAGCTACCCCGCGTCTCTGTCCAGCTTACCACAGGGTACGACGGCGCGGCCCCTGAATAATCTGGTATCGCTTCTCGATGTCTTTGATGGCCTTCTTGTGCTTCTCGTTGACGACAATGGCTCTGGCCTCAAGGGGGGTGAGGATCGCGGAGTTGTCCTTCTCGCGCTCCTCGCGCTTGAGTTGCCGCCATGCAGCAGGCTGCAGGTAGGCCATGGCCTGCGTGAAGGCGTCCACCTGATCGTCGTTCGCGCCCTTGGGGAAGTTGGTCAACTCCTCGATGAAGTCCATGACCCACTTGTCCTTCTCGCCGGACTCCCGTTCAGGCACGTAGCAGTTCCCACCTTGGAGGATGGGCACAGCGTTCTCGACTCTGGAACGCTTGGAGGTGTTCTTGACCGGGATGGGGATGATGCCTTGGACTTTGTTCTGGAGGGTATTCTTCAGGGCAGGCCCCATGGCCGTGTCCTCAACAAGCTTGGCGATAGCCTTGGGGTACTTGAGGGTCCACCTGATCATGTGGTCGCAAACCTGCTTCAGATCGAATTTTCCCCGCACTTGGTCGAGCAGGTAGCAGTTGGAACCCTTGCGCCCCCACAACTGCCCAACGCAGTAGTCGGAGGTTTCCTTGTCCTTGAGGGACAGATCCCATGACTGGATCATCTGGTCGAAGTCTTCGGGCGGGGTGTGGTAGAAACGCCACCAGTCCCGCTTGAGCAAGCCGCCCCCTTCAGGGGTGGGCGACTGCTGGTAGAGTGCAGCCCACCACCACGGGTTCAGGGTGCGCTTGCGCTCCTCGTACTCTGAGGCAGGGAAGCGGTCAGGCCACAGCCACTCCCCGGGAGCCCTGCCAAGTTCATCATTCTCAAGGGCTTCCGCCGGAATATTGATGACGGTCCACTCCTTGGACTCGTCGTGGGCGATGATACGGGCGAAGAGGTCGTCCGTGTGCCATCGGGTCATCACGCCAACCACTACCCCGTCTGGCTCCAACCGGGTGTAGGCCGTGGTCTGCCACCAGTCCCACATCTTCTCGCGGTAGGTTTCGCTATTCGCTTCTTCCTCTGACTTGATTGGGTCGTCAATGATGAGGAGGTTGGCCCCTCGGCCCATCAGTGCGCCGCCCACGCCTACGCACAGCATGCCGCCCTTAGAGGTAAGCTCCCAGTCGTCGGCGGCGGTGCGCTCTTTGTTGACGAGGAGGTTGAAGTCGTCGGCGTTTTCAAGGATGGTGTCCCTGACCCGGGCTCCCCATGTGCGGGCGAAGGTCTCGCCATAGCCCGCTAGGATCACTCGGTCGGAGGGGTGACGAACGAGCCACCACGCCGGGAAGAACCAGTCGATGAGGAAGGACTTTCCGTGGCGTGGTGGCATCGAGACGAGGAGCCGCTTGATCTTGCGCTTCTCCAACTGCTCCAGCTTGGCAGAGAGGTAGGCCAGATGCTTCGCTGGCTTCCATACCTTGTTGGAGTATTTCTCCGCGAAGGCTGCCGGGGACAGGTCGAGCGTGACCTTACCAAAGCCTGCCGCCGCTCGCTTCAACTGGTTGAAGAAGTCGAGGAGTTGCGAGTCGGTGAGGTTGTCCCGTGCGGCTGGGTCGCTGATCAGCTTGTCAAGACTGAGCGGCTTCGCCATTACTTAGTGCCGTTCTTCCACAGGCAGCCGGGGGCCGACTGCCCGGGGTTGAGTTGGAAGTTGCCAAGAGAGACTCCGGGGTGCGCAATCCGGCACTGCTCATGGCCCTCAGCCATCCCATACCAGCTATCCCAAACGCCGTGCTGTTCCTCACACATGATCTGCTTCGCCGCCTCGGGGCAAGCCACAGGCTTCACCCCCTGATTCCCGCAGTCCACTTCGTAGAAGCAGAACTGGGGAGTGGGGGTTGGGCTGGGACTCG